TCCTCATTACTAATAGGTAAAGGGTCTGTGCGATCTACTGAGAAAGTTTTTGCTTGTGCAACTTGCTTCATACTATCTTTAGTAGCTGTTTTATCTGAGCCTTTTAATAAGATTATTGCCCGCCCTAATGCACTGGTAGCGGTATCTTCGCAATAAAACTTTTTCATATTTTGTATATAACTTTCGCGTGAGCCAAAGGCTATATTAGATACAGCTGGTGATGTGTCATTACTGTCACGCCATAAGGTCGCCTGTATCAATATGTAGCCATTAACTGCATCATGGCTGATTACAGATATGTCTGATCTGCCAGTAGGGAAATTAGCTATAAACCATTTATTTAATGTGGCTACATCTTCATAATCTGAAAGGTCAAATGCCATCATTTACTCCAAAATCATTTTCGTATTGGTCGTGCAGCTCTGAATATATTGCTGCGTAACCAATGATGTCTTTAACACTATCTTTGTGATTTGGAGTTTCTGAGAGCCTTGAGACTTTGACAAGCAGCTGCATGAGGCTAACTTGCATAGGCGATATGTAACTTCCATAGTAAGCAGACCACAACTCGCTGATCCGTTCGTGATTGCTTCTACTGCTTCCGTAAACAGATCCTCTTGCGGTAAGGATTGCTGCGCATTCATCTAATAGCTCAGTTCTGCTTGTCATAATCAAATACAGATTGTGATTTTAACTTGCGGACTTTTTCATAATGTTCATTAGCTGCACGCCAACCAGCTGCTCTACCTGCCCAAAAACCACGATCAAAGGCTTGATTCATTATTTTTGTTATTACGTACCAGCCAATTAAATAACCTAAAATGCTATAAATTACTAGCCAAGGTGCTGTTGTTTCTATCATGCGCTTACCTTCTTACGTACTGATTTACGTAGGTGACAAGGACTAGCGTAATTAGTAAGAATTACCCAATCGCCTGTATTTTGATCTAGATGTGTTGCGTAATTTTTGCTTAAAGAACTTATAAAACCCTCTGCCATTTTTAGTGCTGCATAATTATCAAACCAATATACAAAAGCCCAACTAAATATGGGACTTGGACTAAATCTACCGGGTTGTTTTTGCCAGTCATTATTTTTCCATTCCATAGAATTTATCCACAGCTCTTCAAAATCAGCTGCTTTTATGTCAATCTGTATTTTCATTTGTAGCCCGTCTATGCTCACATATCTTGTGGCATAGCAATATTGTGGCACGTGTGTACGACTTTGTGTATAATTTTGGGGCGTATTTGTATAACGATTAGGTAACGATGTTACCCGTAGTATCGCCCAAGTGCTGTGAATGAGCCGTCCTTATTTATAGGCACTAACGTAGGTGTCAGTGTCTTTCCTACAGCTTCTAGTATAGCAAAGCCCATCTGCCAATTCGCGCTTCCATAGCGTATATAAGAGGCTTTTTTCCTGTCCATTAGATTACCTACCTCAACACCATATAAGGGTCTGTAATGACTTCCTATAGCCTCTGTATAGGCACTCATGCCTAGTCTATGGCTATGTCCTGCTATGACCGATTTGCCCCATTTTTTAGCCAAATTAAGCGAAGTAATTCCGGCATGTTGACTCATACTACCCTCATCGCCATGTGCTAAGACCCAACCGGGATAAAACTCATACGCAGTTTTATAGTAATCAATGCTCATGCTGGCAAAGTCCATAAATTTAGGATACTGCAGCTCAGGTAAGCCTATTAAACCCGGTGCTTTAAGTAATGTATTGTAAAGACGATCTGTATGATTTGATCTAATTACCGATGCGACTTTACTATACTCAGTAAGATCCCAAAGAATGTCTTGACAAGCTGCACGATCTTCATTAAGAGTCTGACTGTAAGCGAGAGGTGTGCCCTCACTCCATTTACTAATGGTCTGAAAATCAATTTCATCTCCCACACATAAAACTTCGTCAAACTTCTCACGTCTTGCCAATTTAATAACATTCTTGACTGCCGCCTCATGATGATACGGAATCTGGAGATCTGAGATTACTAGCCAACGCTTAATCTTCACCCTCTTCTGTAGGATCTATACTAGGTATGATGCCGCCATCACCAATAACCCAGTCGGGCATAGTCGCTCTATCTGATACAAAATACAAGCTACAGCTCTCACTAAAACCAGCCTTACGTGCAGCCTTGTAGATTTCATTCATAGCAATATAATGCTGATCTAGTTTAGATAATGGCTCAGGTGACTTACGCACTACGCGCTTATTTATCTTCTTACGCTTACGCCTTGTATCAGCCATAGGATTATTGTCGCTTAACTATTAGAGAATATAGATCATCAACACGCTGCTCTAACCTAGTAAGTTGATCTTTCATACTAGATCCGCTATTAGGTTTAAGCTCTTGTAAATAAGATTTAATAACCCAACGAAGAGCCACTAATAAACTTGTACATACGGCGCATACGCCAACGGCTAAAGCGACCCACTCGCCCGGTGTCATGCTTCATCTGCACCGATGCCATAAGCACTGTCGGATTTGTCTAAAGCCCTAGCTGCCGGACCGGCCAATGCTGCAACAATTACAGACACTGCTGGATCTAGTCCTAATTCGTTACTTGCTAGAAATGTCAACAAAGAGACAAGCACACCTCTAAAGTATGATTTAAGTATTGCTTTCTGTTTATGTTAAAGCCCTTGTACTTACGCCACTTGAAATTGAGTATCTTGCTAGCAATCATGCCATTATGTATTACGTAAGATATGCGCTTATCGGTTTTCGCACATTTTCTGATCTGGTCAGCCAGATATATTGAGATCCCTTCGGATGAATCCAAGCGAGAATCAACATCAATGGCTCGTACACACCCAGTTGCATCTGGATTATGATCCGATTTTGTGGCGGAATGACGAGCATCACCCACCCACCCATCACTGGTAGAGCGACGATCTGGGTACCAGGTATCAATCTGATCTCGTAGCTGTACACCGCCTGCACATAGCCATGGTTTCATTTGCCACATTTCCTCAAGATTGTGCCGTTAGCCTAGAAGTAGTTTTGCCTCAGCCTCTGTAATACCTAGCCGATCAAGCAGGGCTGCTTTTTGAGCAGCCTTGGCTTCTGCTTGGATAATTTCATCTGCTTTTACTTGCTCAATGGCAGCATCTATTTCAGCCTGTGTGGGTGCATTACCTTCTAAGACATCCCATTTAATTGTTGAGTAATCATCTTCTTGAAATGAAAACTCTGAATTTGGTTTTAATTTGTGTATTGCTGCTACTAAATAATTATTCATTATGCACCTATTTCCATCATAATTATAGAAGATTGTTGAACGCTTTCTGATTGAAAATTAACAGATTGACCACTTGCAGTTGAATTAGTTGCAGCCTGTGTTTTGTAAGTAGTTGCGCTAGTTGTTGCAGGTGAATCTAAATATGCCATAGTAACAACGCCTCTTAATTGACTACTTGTGCCTATTGCGGCGGTTGAACCAGCATTACCACTATTTCTTAAAGTAAATACTTCAGTTGAACCGCGCAAAATTCGCGTTGACATACCAAATTGTCCACTATCAGGGCTATTTCCAATTGCAAAAGCCTGTGTTGTCATTACTAAAATTTTTGAAGTGGCAGAAGATGGTGTGATAGTTCCGGATAAACCTGTATCGGTTTGACTTGTGCTTGCAACGCTTGTGCTAGTTGTACTAATTGCTTGAACAACCTGTAAAACTTTACCACCACCACCAGCTGTTTTCCACTCTGGTGCTGTTGCTCCTGAATTGACTGTAAGCACTTGATTAGCTGTGCCAATTCCTAGTCTAACTGGTGTAGATCCAGGTGATGAATAAATAATATCGCCTGTAGTAGTCATTGGGTTAGTCATGCCAGTTGTATCTAAATTAGCCCAAGCACTGCCAGTGTAATATGTGGTTACATTTGTATCTTTAAGATAAGCAAAGTTACCTTCTTGTGGTGATGTTACAGCTGCATCTCTAGCAGCGGCACTAGCAAATACCCAGACACCTTGCATTAAATAGCCATCTACATCGGCGGCGGTTAATACCTCGCCTGTAACAAAGTCCTTAAAACCTAATCCTGCTGCCATTTGTACTCCCTAGTAACTTAGGACATTATAGTCTAAAGTGCCATAA